CGGACCGATCACCTTCGACACGTCGAGCGTGGCGACGATCAGCCTGATCGCTGCTGCGATGGCGAGCGTCGACGGGGTCGCCAGCGCCACCCCGGGCACCAACTCGATCACCCTGACGGCTGACCCCGGTGTCGATGCGACGCTCGCCAACCTGTCGATCACCGCCGGGGCCTCCCAGGCGACGATGACCCAGGCCAAATCGACTGCCGATGTGTTCGCCGGCGTGGCCGTGGCCCAGGGCAACACCGAACAGCTCACCAGCGGCTGGACGGGCTACAGCGCCGATGAGCCGGTAAACGCCGGGTCGCAGGGACGGTTCTACGTCCCCGTCGATCAGGACGTGACGCCGGCCGACACGCCGCACCTGCGGCACACGGCCGGGTCCGGCGCCTCGGTCATCGGCTCGTTCCGCAAGGACACCGACTCGGGCAAGGCCATGGCCCTCACCCGCTGCCGGTTCGTCAAGGGAGCCAACTCCGGCGGCCTCGCCATCCTCGAAGTCAATCTGCCGTAAGGGGGACCACATGGCCATCAAGACCATTCACAGCACGCACCTGGACGCCAACGACAGCGTCTTCTTCGCCCGGGAGCTGGAGGCCACGAAGGCCCGCAGCTACGACGTCCAGTATCCCGAGCTGAAGGCCCGCAGCCTGATCCCCGTCTCCTACGAGGCCGGCCCCGGCGCTGCGACGATCCGTTACGAGCAGTACGACCGGGTCGGTGTGGCGAAGATCATCGCCAGCTATGCCAGCGACCTGCCCCGTGCCGACGTCAAGGGCAAGGAGTTCATCTCGCCGATCCGGCCGATCGGCGTCAGCTACGGCTACAGCATCTACGAAATCCAGGCGGCCCGTATGGCCGGCAAGCCCCTGGAACAGCGGCGCAGCGACGCCGCCCGCCGGGCCTACGAGGAGAAGGTCAACCGGATCGGCTTCTTCGGCGACGCCGAGTATGGCCTGCATGGCCTGCTCACCCACCCGAACATCCCGGCCGCCTCCGTGACTGCCGATGGCAACTCCAACGGCGGAAGCAGCTCCACCAAGTGGAAGCACAAGACGCCCGACCAGATCCTCCGGGACATGAACAAGCTCGTCCTGGACATGCTGGAGGATACCCACGGCATCGAGCGCCCGGACACGATGTTGCTGCCGGATGAACAGTACGGCCTGATCGCCACCACGCCCCGCAGCTCGACCAGCGACACGACCATCCTGGGGTTCTTCCTCAAGACGAATCCGGACATCAAGGCCGTTATCCCCGCCAGCGAGCTCAAGGGCGCCGGCCCGTCCGGCGTTGACGTGGCCCTGGTCTACAAGCGCAGCCCCGACAAGCTGACGCTCGAAATCCCCCAGGACTACGAGCAGCTCCCGCCCCAGGAGAAAGGGTTGGAGTTCGTCGTCAACTGCCACGGCCGCAACGGCGGCGTCATCGTCTACTATCCGCTGTCCATCAGCATCGGGGAGGGCATCTAATGGGCAAGATCCTGATCAGCAACAATGAGGCCCGGATCTACCGGGCCGAGGGCATCCGGTTCCTCCCCGGCGTCAACGAGGTCGACGAGGCCGATCTGCGCCAGGCCGGCCGTAACCATCTGCTGCGTGACCGGTTCAACAAGCGCCTGCTCACCGTCGCCGGTGGCGGGTCGTTCGACTTCGACGCCGAGCCGGGCAATCCGCCCCAGGCACCCGCCATCCAGCCCGGCAAGGGCGGCGGGGCTCTGGCCAGCCTGACCGACATCGATGCTCAGGCGGCGATCGAACTGGTCGAGCAGACAGTCGATGCCGAACTGCTCAGCGCCTGGCTGGCAGCCGAGACCCGCAAGAGTGTCAAATCGGCCATCGGGAAACAGATCGCCGCCATCCAGCCCGGCAAGGGCGGCGGGGAGTAACCAGGAGACCATGGCCATGATCCGAGACATCCTCTTCGACGTCGCCCCGGAGTTCGAGACGGCGGACACCGCAGAGTTGGCCCGTGTGGACCGGTTCATCGGGTATGCCGCCGGCGAAATCAACCGCGGCGTCTGGGGAGGCCATGCGGACATGGCCACGGCCCTGCTCGCCGCCCACAAGCTGGCGCTGCGGGGTCGGGTAGCCGGCGGCGATGGCACGGGCTCAGCGGCTGCGGGCCCGGTCAAGCGTCGCCGAAACGGTGACTTCGAGGAGGAGTATGCCGTCACTGCCGGCTCCTCCGGCGGGGCATCAGGCAGCATGTCGGCCACACCTTACGGGGCCGAATACGAGCGGCTGCTGCGGGCCCTGCCCATCACCCCGAGGGTCTTATGAGCAGCGTCCGTGACGTCGACAGGGGCTGGCGTGAGATCAAACGCCTGATTGCTGAGTTGGACGATACCGAGGTCGTCGCCGGCCTGATGGTCGGCGAGGGCGGGGCGGATGCCGAGCTTCTCGAGTACGCCGCAGCCAACGAGTTCGGGGCCAGGGCCGGCCGGGGGCGCCGTGTCACGATCCCCGAGCGGTCGTTTATACGGTCGACCTTCGACGAGAACGAAGGGGCCTTCACCGAGGCCGCACGCCGGACCGTGCGGCTGATCCTGGACGGGCAGCGCTCCATCCATGCCGGCATGAGCCGTCTCGGCGCATTCGTCCAGGCCAAAATCCAAGCCAAGATCCGCAGCAACCTCCCGCCGCCGAACGCTCCGGCAACCATCGAGGCCAAGATCCCCCGGTCAGCGAAGGGGGCCAAGCGGCGCCGGGCCATCGCCGGCAACAAGACCCTGATCCATACCGGCCGGATGCTCGGCGCCGTCACCTTCGTCGTTCGCCCCAGGAGTTCCGAATGACCATGCTCGGCGCCGCTCCCATCACCATCACCCGGGCCACGCCTGGCGCCTTCGTCGATGGCTACTGGGAATCTGGATCCCCGGAGACCATGACCGTCATCGCCAGTGTGCAGCCGCTGCGAGGGCGTGAGTTGCTCGCCCTGCCCGAGGCTCAGCGAGTCAGACACCCCATCCGGATCTATGCCGAAGCCGAGCTGCACACTGCCGACCAGGAAGCCGGAACGACAGCCGACGTCGTGACCTGGAAGGGCAATCAATACGAGGTCGCCACCGTCGAGGACTGGACCGACGGTCCCCTGCCCCATTGGAAATGCACTGCTTTGAAGCTGCAGCCTGCAGCCGGGCTCCCCGAGCCAGAGCCGGAACCTGACGAGGACGAATAACCAATGCCAATCGACCGGAGCGCCATCCGTGCGGCCCTCCGGGGCTGGCTCATGCAAAGCACGGGCCTGACCGATGCCCGGGTGATCTGGGCCAACCAGGACGCACCAAGACCCAAAACGCCGTACATCACGGTCAATGACCGCCTGGCCCTCGCCGCCGTCGGCCTCGATGACGAGGAACGTTGGCCGCAGACCACTCCAGGTGTCGTCGAACACGTCGGATGGCGGCGCATGACCGTCAGCATCAACGCCTACGGGCCGGGGGCCTTCGGTCTGCTCGAAGGAGCCCGGGACGGCCTGCGGCAGGACGTCGCCATCCGGCAGGCCATCGCTGATGCCGGTATGGGGGTCATCGACGCCGGCGACCCCAGGGACATGGCAGAGGTCCTCGACACCCGCTGGGAAGAACGGGCCCAGATGGACAGCATTTTTATGGTCAGCAGTCGGTCCACCGAAGACGTCGGCTGGTTCGACCACGCGCCCTACGAGGGTGAGTTCATCGTTGGCGGTTCGCCGCCATCGACCATCGAGATCAGCGGAGAGCTTGGATAGGAGGGCCTCTCGTGGGCTTGGAAGAAATCATCGAGGTCAACATCAGCCAGACGGCACAGACCGTCACCCGTGCCGGCTTCGGCGTGCCGCTCATCCTTGGGGCAACGACGCCCATCGGCGGGACGTGGACGGAGCGGCTCCGGTTCTACACGTCGCTCGCCGCCGTCGGCGCCGACTTCTTGACGTCGGATCCCGAATACCTCGCCGCAGCGGCGCTGCTCTCGCCGGATATCAAGGTCCCACGGTTCGCCATCGGTCGTCGGGAGGCGCTGGTTGCAGCGGTCAAGACGATCACCCTGGATGCCGACCTGGTCGCCAGCAACGTCATCGGCGTGACGGTCAACGGCGAGGTCATCGAGGAGACCTACGCCAGCAATCACCAGGCAACCATGACCGCCCTGGCGGCCGCTATCGCCGGCGTCGACGGCGTGGCTTCAGCCACCCTGAGCGCCACGCCCTACCGGGTTATCACGGTGACCGCCACAGCCGGCCGCTCGCTGACCCTGACCGACGGCGGCATCGAGGGCGGTGCGTCCCAGGCCGGCGTCGCCCTCGGCACGACGTCCGCTGGCCGCACGATCGCAGACGACCTCACTGCCATCGAGTTGGAGAACGGCACCTGGTACGCCCTGGGCCTGACGAGTCGGGTCGCTGCGGACATCCTCACGGCGGCCGCCTGGATCGAGCCCCGCCCCAAGGCCTTCTTCGCCTGCTCGTCGGACGCCGGCATCCTGACCACTGGCACGACTGACGTGTTCGCCGTGCTGGATGACCGGGGCTATAACCGGTCGGTCCCGCTGTACAGCGGCAGTCCTGGCCAGTACCCCGAATTTGCCTGGATGGGTCGCTGCCTGCCGCTCGACCCCGGCACGGAAACCTGGGCCTACAAGACGCTCACCGGCATCTCGCCCGATGACGGCCTGACGGCGACCCAGGTCACCAACGCCGAGAGCAAGCACGTCAACCTGTACCGGACATTCAACGGCGTGCCGGTGACCCGGGAGGGCTACGCCAGCTCCGGCCGCTGGGTCGACCAGGTGCGAGGCGTCGATCTGCTCGGCTCCCGCCTGCAGGAGGCGGTCTACCGGGTCAAACTGAACGCCCCCAAGATCCCGTACACCGAGGGTGGCATCGCCCTGATCGAGAACGCCGCCAGGGGCGTGCTCTTCGGAGACGAGATCAGCGGGCCCAGCGGCGCCCTGCTGGACCGCACGACGATCACTGTCACGGCCCCGACCCTGGCGTCCGTCTCGTCAGCGGACAAGGGCGAACGCACCCTGCCGCCGATCCGGTTCTCCGGCGTGCTTCAGGGCGCCA